TCGCCAATTTTTCTCATGATGCCGCCGATGGCATACGAGTCGGAGGTTTTCATGGAGGACGCCTCCTTGCCGAAGCACTCGCACCAAATCTCCATATTGCAGACAACCGTTCTTTTTTCCGTGCCTGGATAGCGGCTGCCTCCGAATTCGCTTCCACTTAAATGATTGCGGCGTTCATAAAGCGACATGGCGGGCCATTCAACAGGCAGCAAGGTGTCCAGATATGTGCGGACCAATCCTTCACGCTCGTCGGCTTCCATGGCATCCGCCTGCTCGCCGATTGCCAGAGACACATCAACACCCTCGAGGTAGAGTTTTTCGCCCTTCTCATAAAGTGTCAGCGTCTCTGCCCAAATCTGATTCACTTGCTCTTTTGTGATCTGCCAGGCTTTCTCCTTGCCGTTGCCGCTGATCCGTACCGGCCAGAACCTGCGGTTGCCTGTTATATCGCGAAGAAAACCGCTCTCTGCATTGGTGGATCCCACAATGACGCACTGACGGGGATGGCTTTCCACGTTGACTCCGTAACTTGCGCGATACTTGTCATCAGATCTTGATATGAAGGACTTAACAACCTCGACATCGGTCTTGCGCATCCCGGCAAGCTCGCCAAGTTCGAGCATCCAATATCCCTGGAGTTTTTCCGGACCGGCTTTGTCTTTCATGTCCGTAATGGTCAAGCTGTCGGAAAACCAGTCGCCGGCGAGTTTTGCAAAGAAGGTGGATTTACCGATGCCTTGCGGA